CTCTATCGATCTCAGCAGCAACCTGCTCAGACAATAAAGCTGTAAGTTCAGCCTCAGCATCGATGTTATGGAATGCACTAACGTCTTGTGCTAATTCTGGTGACCAAGTAGCTCTTAGTTTTCTTTCTGTAACTGATACTACTACTTCATCTAATTCAAAAGATACTTCACCCATTTCTGTAGCGAATTCTAATGAATCATATCTTCTCCAAGATATTGTTAAACCTGTGAATGTTGTAGCTGAAGATGCTCCAATGTAACCATCAAAAGTTTTAGAAGCACAATCAACACAAGTTGGGTGTGTTAAATCTAATTCGATTAACAATTTACCATCTGCAGTACAGATATCACTATAATCTACAATTCCTCTACCATATTTTTGTGTAACCAATCTGAAAGGAACTTCAGAACCAGCTGCGATGATAGAATTTCCTGATGGGTCAACGATTGCTGGAGTAGAAACTACTTTCAAAGAAGATAAGAAAGTTTCAGTATCCATTTCATTACCATCTGGACCAGTTAATCTACCAGCATTTGTAGTAGAGAAACCTGTTACTGCTAAAGTAACGTGTCTAAATGAACCGTCAGCTGCTTTTGCTTGTGCAGTAAGAGCTGTAGGAACTTGTACACCACTAGAGTTTAATACAACACCTTGGTAACCTGCAGTTGCGAAAACTATTTGTTTACCTTTTGAAGCGTCATATAAACCATCATTATAAAACAAATCATACAATGATTTAGTTTGGAACTCAGTAAGAGTTGTTGATCCACAAGCTGAGATTGTACACTCAGGTAATGCACCGTGACCATCTAAATCTTTACCGTTCAAAGGAACTTGTGTTGTAGATGTTTTTGGTACAAAGTAGAATAATTTACCGATTGGCATGTTCATCGCTTGTACCGATACGATATCGTTAGCCAATAATTTAGAGAATACTCTTCTTACAATTGGGAAAACAACTGTTTCGAATGATCCAGAAGAATCAGCAGAAGTTGACTCACTCAATAGAGCAGACGCTTGGTTTTCGTATAATTGTGCGATGTTCTCTTTGATGTGACCTTTTAAACCATCTAAGAAACCTAAAGAGTTCCACTTAGAGATAGTTTTAGATCTAATTTGCTTTAGGTGCTCAAGTCCGATATTACCGACTTCACCAGAATTTAACAAATGTCCCATTTTTATTTTTTTTTGTTTTGTTATTTTTTTATTATTATTTATGAGATTCTTCTCATTAAATCTTTAATAGCTGTAATTTGAGGATCAACATATGCAGTAGATTCATTCAAATTAGTAGTCTTATAAGATTTTACTGTTTTATTAACTTTATTTTCTACAGACTCATTAATTGGTTTTGTATTCTCTAATTCAGTTTTAATTGTCTTATAGATATTTTTAGATTCTTTAATTGTTTCCGCATTGTCGAATCTTTTTAAGATATCCATTTTTTCTTTCTTAGTAGTAGAATGTTCAGTAAACAATCTATTAACGTAAGCTAAATTAGTATTGAATAAAGCAACTTCATTAAGTTTGTCTTTGAATACGTTAAGTGCTTTTTTATACTCTTCGTTTTTATTTTTCAGCTCTTCGTATTCCTTCATTATTTTTGATTCGGAAACTGTGTTTTTGTTAGGTTTTTTAGAAATTAACGGTTTACGAACACTTCTAGATTCTCTAGCAGCAAGTCTAGCGCCATGATATCTTTGTTTACCACCAGATCTTCTGTGTCTTTGTAACTTGTCTTCTTCTAGTCTAGGTTCTTCATCTTCGCCACCTTCACCATCTTCATCGACAATTGTTTCATACATAGATGAAAGTTCGTCTAATTGAATTTCGTAAATGGTTTCTTCGCTGTCTTCGTACATAGAACCTGAACCACATTCAGAGCAATACTCATCTTCTTCTAAACCGAATCTATCCATAGATTCCTTAATGTAATACTCTACACCTGTTTCGCGATCTGTCAAATGAATTCCTTTTTCATCTTTAACAACTTCTACTTCGTCATTATCACCTAATTTGTTTTTAAATACGTGAATAACTTCTTCGTCAGAAGCATCTGTTAAGTCTAAAACTTCTTCCCCTCCTGGTTCCTCAAAACCAAAATCAAATTCTTCAGGTTCTTCTTCACCTTCTTCTGAATCTAAATCTAAATCAACATCTAAATCTAAATCAACAGGTTCTTCTTCACCTTCTTCAGAATCTAATTCAGATGGTTCTTCTTCACCTTCTGGAGATTCAGTCTCTTCTTCATCGTCAAGATCTAACTCAACATCTTCTTCATCATCATTGGATCCTTCTAAATCTATATCGTCTATTTCTACTTCTTCATCTTCCTCTTTTAAAGATGACTCAACGATACTTTCAATTTCTTTCGACAAGTGTGCCGCAAGCATTTCTTTCGTGTTGGCTTTTAAGGCATCCTCTAAAGACTTAGCTTCTAGCAAAGCCTCTTCGATGATAGATTTCTTTTTTTCAGCCATTTTGTTTCTTTTTTAGTTTTTATTATTTTATTATTACATTTACGCTAAAATGCGTTTCCTAATAAATATGTAGTTTTTTTGAAAAAGATTAATTTTTTTTAATCTAATAAAAAATTGTTTAAATTATTTTTTAATAAATCTAAATCTTTTTTAGTTTTTGATTCTGACATTTGTTGTTCTCTAGATGGTTCTTCACTATAAATCCAAGAACCAGGTGTAGATGGTGAAGTTACAATATCCCAACAAATAAGTTCATAATCATCCTGAACTACATTTTTACCACCTTCTTTTTCTAATGAACCTACCCCTCTAGATGAAACACCAATTTTTAAACCTTTTCTTAAATAATTTGCTACCCTATCTCCTTCACAAGAAATAATTCCTTGATTGACAAATCCTGGTGACATTATGATTTCTAATTTACCCATCAATACATTACCTTCCCACCATAAGTCTACAACATTATGTGAAATTCTACTTACCGCAACTATTGACGATTCTGGGTGATCAGCTTCACCTAATGCTCTTTTTTCTTTTATAAGTTTAAGATAGTTTTCTGCTTCCCTTCTTAGAATTGCTTCGGGATATACTCTTTCATTTCTATTCTCTACACCGTATTTTTGCATAACGGCATAAACAACTAAAGGTTCTTCTATTATAGGTGTACCTTCAGTTAATTTATTTACTTCATTTACAAAGTGTCTATTATCTTTAGGGGAAATATATCCTGCGTCATATTCGATTAGGATTCCCTTTTTTCTAAAGTCATTCTTTTTTAAGATTTCCATAATAATGATATAGTTTTATTATAAATATATCATTATCCTAAAAAGATTATTTTTTAGTTTTATAGAATTTAAAAATAGAATTATTTTCAAAACAGTTATTTACTACATCGTAAATAATTGTTTTTGTGTGGTCAATTATGTTTGGTTGATTTAATGATAAATTTTTCTTTTGATAAAGTGTTATCTCACAAGACATAAAACTTCTTTTATTAATATCAAAACCTGAAGTTCTCATATCTAAATCCACTATGTATCTATCACTATAGAAATAATCTTTATTTAGACTATTATTTAATTTTTGTTTTATTTTTTTTCTGATATTACTTAAAAAAATATCATAATTATTTTCTTCCCCATCATTTATTATCTGTCCCCACGCAGTAAAGTTTATATACAAACTTTTTGATTCTTTATTGTTTACTGTACCAATTTTTGTTTTATAGTTGTCTAATAAATCTAATTTGATTTCTTTTCCTAATTTCATTAAAATTTTCTTTCATATTATGTTATTTAAAGTTTACATATAATAATACAAATTTATTCGTGAAATGTCAAATTATGGTAATAAAAAACCCTCACTAAGAGGGTTTATATTAATCATTTGTGATTGTTTGTTTTAAATTATAAAACTTAATTATGTCATCACTAAAATTATCTTTTTGATATTTAGTATTTAATAGTTTATCTTTAACTTTAAGTAACTTATCTTTTAAATCTAAATCAGATGACTCATTCAATTTAGAATCTACTGTAATTACACAATCTCTTTTTAATTTATTGTATATATCTTCTTTTTCACTATCACTACCATTTAAAATTGAGTGTATGATTTTTTTATCTGATTCATTAATATCACTATATTTGCTATTAAACTTATTTACAAATAATTTAGTTAAAACACTAGGTGGTACATTAATAGTTTCATGATTAATTTCTTCTGTAAAGATTTCATTTTTTGTAGTCATAAATTCTATTAATTTATTAGTTGCCTCATTTATTTGATTTATATTTGAAGGTGTTTTTTTAGTACTACCTAAATAAGATATATTTTTATAAAATTCATTATTTTCTTTAACAATTTTTTTACCCTTTAAAAGTTTTAATAAAGAATTGTTAGATTCATTAATTTTATTTTTATCAATAGATTTAAGTAGTTCAATATTTTCATTTAAATATTCTTTCGCCTCAAATTTATCGTCAAATTTTTTAGTCTCTAAATTCTTATATATTAAGAATTGATCTCTAATAGTTTTATTTTCTTTTAATGTTTTTAAATACTTTCCAAATAATTTTTTACCTGATGAATCTTTTTTAATTACTGATTCAATAATTATTTTTTTAAAAGTATCCTTTATATTACCAAAATTTTCCATAGATGTTTTATTTAATAAATATTAATTAATTTAAAAAAATTAATCTATCATATTATCTATTTGTTTTGTTATCTCATTTATCTTAGAATTTAATTTTTCTGCACCATCCTCAAACATATCTAAACTATATACATTCTCATTTTTTTCTAAACTTTCAGTTAATTTTTTTAAATAAATTCCTTGATATTTTTTTACCTTTTCTAAATATTTTTTATTTTGTTGTTCTAATAGTAAGTTATCCGTTTTTTTGGTTGATTCCATAGCAGGTTCAGCACCTCCCGCAGGTTCAGCACCTCCCGCAGGTTCAGCACCTCCCGCAGGTTCAGCACCTCCCGCAGGTTCAGCACCTCCCGCAGGTTCAGCACCTCCACCAGCACCTGGTTCTGCAGCACCAGCACCTGCCATCAGTGAATCAAAATCACCATATAATCTATCAACCCTATCAAATATACCTGTCTTTTTAATAACTTCTGCAGTTTGTTCCATTTCTGCTGCCGCAGCTTTTTCTAATCTTTGTTGTTCTAAATCATTCCTTATTTCTTCCTCAGACATACCTAAAATTTCTTTTTTGGCTCTAGTCATTGACATTGCACCAAATCCATTACCTGCGTCCGCAACTGCATCTTTATAAAGGGTTACTTTTAATTGAGTTTGTTCTACTTTAAGCATTTCTGCTTGAGTTGATGGGTTATTTAAAGTTAAAGTAAAATTTTCTAATTCATCTTCTAACCCTAAAATGTATAAATGTATGATTGCAATCTTATTTAATTCTTGCAACATAGCTTGTTGTATTCTATTTATAGTTCTAGCAAATCTTATATCTTGTAAAGCTAAATTCTTACCTTCACCATTTGCTTCCTCAAACCCTAAAAATGGTTTAGGTACTCTAAGAGCCGTAAATAATTTTTTCTGTAAATACTGAATATCCGCAATTTCAGATAAGTTAGTTGCACCAGCGAGTGTATCTATTGGGCTAGGGGCATTTGCATCTCTAACTGGAATAAAATAATCCTGATCCTGAGCCATTTGATTATAACGTGTATCTATTTGTCCTGTGTTTTGATCGATAACAGGACTTCTCTTAAAGTTATTTGCGATTTTATTAACATATGCGGGTACGTCTTGTTCATCAATGTTACCAACATAAATTTTAAATATTCTTCTTTCTGGTGCCCTTGTAACTCTATAAATTAACATTGCATCTTCAGAAAGTAATAATTGTTTCCATATTCTTCTACCTTTTTCTAACATAGATGTTCCATAAGGTAATCTTCTATCATCACCTAATAATCTAAAGTGTGCAACTTGCCACGCATTAAATTCAACATCTCTTTGACCCCAAACAAATTTTACTGGATTATATTTATCAGTTTCAGCATTCATAGAATTCTCACCAAAACCTTCATTTTCTTTTCTAGTAATTTCTATATTAGGTAATTGTTTTACCCCTAATATTCCTTCTTCACTATCTATGTTTAAAAATAAAAAATTATCTCCGTATTTACAGGTATTTCTTGTCCACATTGGAAGTGAGGTGTGGATATCTAATCTATTAAAAAATAAATCTTCTAATATTCTTCTAACTCTTTTACTTTCAGAAAAAATATTTATCATTTTATTTTCTGAATTAAGTGTAGTAGATTCTTCCATCATAATGTCTAACGCTGCAGAAATTTCAGGAAAGAATTCCATACCCTCAAAATCTGCGTATGATGCCAATCTAGTTGTTTCATAATAAACGGAATGTTGATAAATATTATTATCAACTTTTTGCCACATATTAGCCAAATAGGCATCTTGCTGTCTTTTTAATTTTTCAAATTCAAATTCTTCTTTTGATTTTGTTTTTAATAATTCTTTATCGTTTAAAGAATATCTAGATTTATTTTGTTGTTTTACTTCTGGTCCAAATAAATCATTCAATTGTTGGAATACAGTTTTTCTTGCCATTATATTTTTTTCTTTATTACTATTATAATAAATATTGTGGAAAATTAAATATTATTTAATACCAAATAACCAATTATATTCTCCATTATTGTTATTGTCGTGAGGTTGTTTTGGGTGATAAGATGGTGTATTAACATAAAATGGATTAACATATCCTTCTTTCATCATAGGTTTTGACGGTGTACTAGACATATTCACCCAACTCTCTAACATAGCCTTAGTTTGTTTTTCAACTTGTTCTAATTTTTTAAAAGATGTTTGTATTATAAAAATACACATCGCATATGCCATAATTATATCATCATGATATCCTTCCATATGATCTGGTCTACCATTTTTATATACAAATGTTCTTAACTCAGATATCATCCTTTGGGAACGTATTATAGTTTTATTTTCTCTAATATGTTCTTCTAATTCCGAAACCATTTGTAATCTGGTGTTACCCACATTAAACCCAGGAACTTTATCACCCTCTTTATATTTTGTTTTTGCATATTTCTCACTCAATTTTCTACTTTTTGGGTCATCATAATGTAAAAATTTATAATCCATTTCCATTAATTTTAGTACCGTTGATACTCCCATACCACCAGTAATATCTATAACTGTATAGGCATTATACATATTACCGTACTTATATACTATTTCCGCCAATATATCAGGTGGTAGTTTATATTTAAATTCTGCAACTTGTTCTAAATTTTCAAAGTCTAATATTACTATTGTAGAACTATCTTTTCCATCACCTCTACTAACGTCTACACCCATAATATATTTATGACCAACTTCAGGTTCTTTCCAAATCCACATAGACTTTTCAATCTCTGACGCAAAATTAGGGTCAGTAACATAATTTTCTTCATGATATGTAATATATTCATCATCTATTACGTTACCTCCTGAACCAATAAAAGATACATCTAATTCTTGTGCAATCTTTTTAGCATCACCCATATCTGCTGCCATCTCTTCATACCAAGGGGATAGAGGTTTCCAACCATCTTTTATCATCACCTCATAGTATTCTATCGTAGATTCGTCAGTTTCATAAATTTTATCGAGATATTCCCACCTTAATCTAGTTCTGTCTAATGTTTTACAAAGTAATTTTTCATCGTCACCTCTTTTCCAATATAAATTTCTATTATATCTTACATCTTGATACCACTTCATCTCAACAATGTTGAAATTGTTTTCTTTTTTCTTTGCCCCATCATACGTTTTATAATATAAAGGATCCATACCATTTGGTGTAGAAATTAAAGATATCTTACCACCCGTACCTAATGATGCTAAAGCCGCCCCAAAAACTTCTGAACCATTATCGATAAACGCCGCCTCGTCCATTACTAAGAATGTTGGTGTAAAACCCCTCAATGCATCTTTTGAAGTTGCTAAGGCTCTTATTTCACATCCATTTGATTTTAATTTTAAATGACCTTTAGAATTTATTTCTAAATAATCTGTGCCTTCATCTAACCCCCAAACCCAATAAGGAATTTGATCTAAGAAATCTTTAATTTTTTTAAGAAATTCTTGTGCTAATGTTTGTTTGTTGGCTAATATCAAAACTTTATGTGGATTATCAGGATCACCAAAAGCAGTTTTAACTGCAATATATGCGGCAGTTGTTGTAGATACACCCGCCTGTCGAGGTTTAGTAACTAAATTACGATTATACTTTTCATACGATTTAATAATTTCTTTTTGTTTATAAAATAACTTAAATGGTACATTACCTCCTTGAGTTAAATCGAATGTTTTTAAAAAAGTTTCTATCGCATAAATTGGATCACCTAAACATCGAGCATATGTCTTTAATTGTTCTGCTCTTTCCATAACATTTTATTATATAAATATGGATATAGTTTAAAAAGCAATTAAATTACCATTTTCCCACTCATCATAATTTGATCCAAATGTATATGTAACATTATTACCTGACCCTATTTTTTGTATGATACCCGCCTTATTTAAGGCACTCCAAAATGTAGCATGTTGTCCACCACCTAACGGTGAACCTATATATTTTAAAAATCCTGTTTTAGTTTTAATCTTTTCTGACGGATCTTTTAAATAATTAATTACATCCCTAACCATAGAATTTTCTTTTCTATTAAAAGTAAATCCTTTATCTTTTGGGACTAACACTAAACCATTATTTTCTGCATATTTTTTAACTACTTCAAAAGATCTTTCTTTTAAAAAACTTAATTTATCTGTAATAATTGATAGTTTTCTTATTACATCTT